GTCTAGCTTACCCAAAGGTGTATCAATATTACCACCAGAGGCTTGGATACAATTCGGTGACACGCGACTTATTGAGCGTTTGCCTGCAAAACAGCCCAAGGTAAATTACAAGGTGAGCAGCTATTATATGAATAATCGTGAGATTTTCGTTAATTTCATAAATTCTATTTTTGAGCCATATAGGGATCAAGTTTTGGACGATACAACTGAAATATCGTGCGATGATCTGGCAAAGGGATCGGGTGATTTCACGCTTTTAACGCACCAAAAATTGGTCCGCGATTACTTGAATTTGTATACCCCTTACCGCGGTCTCTTATTGTATCATTCACTTGGATCAGGTAAAACTGCAAGTTCAATTGCCATTGCAGAAGGGATGAAAAGTGCGAAAAAAGTGATTGTAATGACACCAGCTTCTCTTGAAGATAATTACAGGCTTGAATTGAAAAACGCAGGGGACCCCCTTTATAAACTGAATCAATGCTGGGAATGGATTAGTACAAAAAAAAATCCGGAGTTGGTAGATACTCTCTCGAGTATATTAAATCTGCCTGTTGAATATATTCGTTCAAAAGGGGGTGCGTGGTTAACAAATGTGAGCAAGCCGCCTAATTGCATTGACACTAAGAAAAAAACCCAGACAGAATTGCAAGTAGACCAGACCAGCTTAAATGAGCAAATTGACAAGATGATTGAAAATAAATACCAATTTATTCATTATAATGGGCTGAGACGAGACAAGCTAAAACGGATGACAAATAATTTCGAGACCAATATTTTTGATAACTGTGTTATTATTATCGACGAGGCACACAATTTGTTAAGCCGAATTGTCAACAAAATTGCAAAAGAAAAGGAAATTCCTATGGATAAAACTGGAAAGAGAGAAAAGGTGAATATCTCGATTGCACTTATTTTATACGAAATGTTGTTGACTGCTCAAAATGCTAGGATTGTTCTTTTAACCGGAACACCTATTATTAATTATCCAAATGAAATTGGAATACTTTTCAATATTTTAAGAGGCTATATTAAAACGTGGGAAATCCCACTCGACATTAAAGGCTCGCAAACAGTAAACAAAGAAACCCTACACGATATTTTTGTAAAGGAAAAAGTAATGGATTATATGGACTATTCGGCTTCTAGCAAACAGTTATTAATAACGCGAAATCCTTTCGGTTTTGAAAATAAAATAAAGGAAGACTCTGGTTATCACGGCGTGACAAATGAAAAAAAAAGCCGTAAAGATGAACGAGGAAAAATTGTCTTACAAGAAAGAGGGGTTATCAGTGATGCCGATTTTGAGAGAAAGGTCATTTTTATTTTGAGACAAAATGGCATAGAAGTGTTTCCTACAGGTATTCGAGTTCATATGTACAAGGCGTTACCTGACAAATTAGACGAATTTTCAAATTGGTTCATCGAAAATGGTACAATGAATATTAAAAACGCGGATTTGTTTAAAAAACGTATAATGGGGTTAGCATCTTACTTCAGGAGTCCACAAGAATCATTGCTCCCAGCTTATGAAAAGGTGGCTGATTATCACGTTGTAAAAATACCAATGAGTGATCAACAATTTGAAATTTATGAAGCGGCCAGATCTCAAGAAAGAAAACAAGAGACGAATACAAAGAAGAAGAAGGGAAAAGTCGACGAAAACGGTGTATTCCAAGAACCTACGTCAACTTACCGTATTTTTTCTCGTTTATTTTGTAATTTTGTTATGCCAAAAGCAGTTGGGCGTCCTCTTCCAAGGGAAGATAATGAAGTTAGAGGCGAAGGCAAAGACGAAGGAGACGAAGAAAAGTCGGCTAATGGAGAAAGTGATAAAGATGTAGCTCTGGAAAATTTGTACGAAGAAGTCATAAAAAAAGCCGACAAAGTCCAAAATGAAGAGGACGACCGTGAAGATGAAATGGAGGGTGATGAAATAATAGACAAGTTCGCCGACTCGACATATGAAAAGCGTCTCAAGGCCGCAATGGACAAATTAAAAAGGCACGCCGATCAGTATTTGAGCCCCGAAGGATTAGCCATTTATAGCCCAAAATATTTGCATATTTTAGATAATATTCAAGACCCAAGACATATTGGCCTTCATCTTGTTTATAGTCAATTCCGCACTTTGGAAGGTATTGGAATATTTAAACTTGTATTAGAGCAAAATGGGTTCGCCCAGTTTAAAGTAAAAAAGGATCAAACAGGTGTATGGCAAATTGATATTCCCGACGAAGATCGAGGAAAACCGACATTTGCATTATATACTGGTACAGAATCCAAAGAAGAAAAGGAAATTGTTCGCAAAATTTACAACGGGTTATGGAAGGAACTCCCGCCTTCACTATCTAGAGAGCTGAAACGAATTGCACACAATAATAATACCGGTGAAATTATTAAAGTATTTATGATTACCGCTTCCGGTTCAGAAGGAATCAACTTGCGAAATACTCGATATGTTCATATTATGGAGCCATATTGGCATCCGGCTCGTACGGAACAAGTCATTGGTCGGGCTAGACGTATTTGTTCTCATAAGGATTTACCTGATGCATTACAGACTGTAGAAGTGTTTCTTTATTTGATGACGTTTTCAAGAGAACAATTATTAAGCGATGCATCTATTGAATTGAAGGTAAAAGATTTGAGCAAAAAGGAATATCAATTGAATCCTGAGAAACCAACATTGATTAAAATACCATTTACTAGCGATGAGGCATTATTTGAAATCTCAACTATTAAAGAGGAAGTTAGTAATCAGCTTATTAAAGCAATTAAAGAGGCATCCATTGATTGTGCTATTTACTCGAAGGTTGGAAACAAAGAACAATTACATTGTTTACAATTCGGCGAACCCACACCGGGTTCATTTTCATATAATCCTTCTTTAAGTAAGGATGAGCCGGATAGTATGGCAAAAGTGAATAGAAAAGCACTTGAGTGGTCTGGAAAGGAAATTACACTTCTTGGTAAAGTCTATATTTATAGAAAAATAGATAAAACACGAGGTAATATTTATGATTTGGATAGCTACAAGCAAGCTTTGGCAGTTCCGGGTGTAGATCCGATTTTAATAGGAACATTAGAGAAAGAACAAGATGGTAAATTGAAATTTAAAAAGATTTAATCTTCGAGATTATAATATCAGAATAAATATAAAATGGATTTTATATATTTATTATTTGGGAGTAGTGAGTGGGAGGACACCACTATATTTTTATCAGAAGTGGATGCTGTAAATGCTTCAATTAAATATTCCTCACTCAGAGTAGAAATTTTCAGAAAAAATATTGATTCATCTTACACCCCAACGTATAATTTTTATAAAAATGGACAATTTATTCAACGCTCTTAACATTTCTTATTAACACGCTTATAATGATAATAAAGAATATACTCAGTTGCCTTCTTAGTCTGTTGAATTCTTCTAATCTTTCTCTCTTTTTCATTGAATTGCGTATCAAATTTAAATATTCAATGTCATCCTTTTTATTTTTTTTGTGAAGTATACTCAATCCGGTCACTATTAATAAAACCGCCAAATCTGATTCAATTGATTCTGTATTTTGATTGCTTATAAGTATATCTTGCATTTCGTATATTAGATTGTCTAATTTGGCCAGATCTTTGTATGCCGTCTTTATTAATGCTGTGTACGTTTTCCTTATGTAATTCTTTTTAATTCTAAAATATATTTTATCCTTGAAGAATTTTTGATAAATTGTATTATCTTCGTCATTGTAAATTGGTGTTATTTTAGCTTCTTGGATTGAATCTATTTCTGATATTGGGTCCAATTCTGATATTGTGTTATCATTTGGAAAATCCCAGTACACTTCTCCGTGGCTCCAAATATCATCATCGATGTTCATTTCAACAAAAGCCTCATTTACACTGTGCTCCGGCTTTACACTGTGCAACGGCTTTACACTGTGCTCCGGCTTTACACTGTGCAACGGCTTCAATAAATAGAAACTGTATGCACCCAAAATTTTATAAATAAATAATATACCACTTATGATATTATTAAGTTTCATTTTATAATGTCATTTTTCTAAACTTTAATTGTTCAATTTTTATTTATTATTAAATTTATAAATAATACTTAAATATAAAAATAATTATTGTTTATATTATGAGTAAGCAGTTTGTTTATTTAAGCGGTTTGCCTCGTACAGGTTCTACATTATTATCAGCAATTCTGTCACAAAATCCAAAAATATATTCAGAAGGAAATTCTGCGTTGTGTCAACTAATGTGGGATCTTGAGAAATCGTGTCTAACTGGTTCGAGAGAACAGTTGAATGCAAATAAAAGAACTCATACAGCTTATGATATAAACTCTCAGGTACCATACCTTTATTATAAGAATGTAGAGGAACCCATTATTATAGACAAGTGTCGCACTTGGACTCTGAGAGGAAATATTGAGTTAATCAAAAAATACATATCCGAAGATTTTAAAATTATTGTATTAGAACGATCAATAACAGAAATTGTAAAATCATTTGTTAAATTATATGCTGATAATGAGGTGCCTTATGATGTAAGTAAAATCATTCTACCTGATACCGATCCATTGATGCGTCCAGTTGCCGGATTGATGGCGGCAAAACAGGACTCAAACAATAAAAATTACTGCTTTGTTAACTACGAAGAATTAATAGCCAATCCCAAGGAAGTAATTGAAAGAATATATCATTTTTGTGGTTGGGAGCCGTTTGAACATAATTTTGAAAATATCGTTATTAAACACCCAGAAGATGACGAGTTTTACGGGTTGAAAGGTTTTCATAAAATTAGACCCACTATTCAAAAAAGAAAGGTTGATGTTACATTACCTGAAGAGGTTTTGAAAACTACGTCTATTCTTGATATTGTTCTTGGATATTCTAAAGTAAATCAATCAAACTCTTTGCTGCCATCTCCTGTTTTACAACCCCCCGTATCGCCTGCGAGTATAAATGATGCTAAGCCTCCTTCTCCTGTACAACCATAGAAGTATTATTTGTATTCGTAATATATCGAAAAATTTCTGTTATTTTTGAATCTAACTCATCAATACGTTTATTGATTTTTTCAAAATCTGTCGCCGTTTCTTGAGTTTTTAATTTTAATTTTGAAAATATACTAATATTATTATTACTATTTTCCTTTGTTGCATTATTATCGTCTGCCCAAGTAATATGTCTTTTATCATTTGCACGCTGTATATCGACGACTTCAACCACGTCTATTTTTGGCAAATCTTCAGAGCCTATTTTAATATATTTAACTTCATTTTGTTCAACATTATATTTTGTCATTTTCTCATTTTTTATCGAAGTTTTTTGACTTTTTAAAAAGGTATCTGCCTTTTCTTTATCAATATTTTGATTTATCTGTTCTATATCAAAGTTTCGTTGAGCAAGTGTTCTTGCTATTAAGTCTTCCATTTCACCGATTGGCTTATCCATTTCGTCGTTGAAATTTGGTTTTTCAGGTGCTTTTAATGTCATTGCATTAGAAAAGTCGTTTTGTTTTTTTTTAAATTCTTTTTCAAAGTCGGACATTCTCGCATTTTGAATATCTTCTGCGGTTATATTTTGTGCAGTTATATTTTGTGCGATAGGTTCTCTTACATTGGATTCTCTTACATTGGATTCTCTTACATTGGATTCTCTTACATTGGATTCTCTTACATTGGATTCCATAATTTCAATCTTGAATGCATTACTATTTGTACTTATTTGATTAAATATATGTTCAATAAATGTCTTGTTCAACTCCATTAAATTGGTCTTTATATGACCCATCTTTTTAAAAAAATCCTGTATATTTAAAATGAAAAAGGTCTGAAAATGCTTCATCTGTTGTTTCGATTTTGTTTTAAATATATCTTCGTCTAGGATTAATTCCCACAACATTTCAACATTTTCATTACTTAAAAAGGCACCCTCACTCATATAAATAATAGTTTGTTATTATTTATATGTTTTTTACACATTTATAAATCTTCATTGAAAAACACCTTCCGGAATTTCTCCATATACTCATCCTTCAATATATGAGTTTTCAAATAATGAGCATTTATTTTATCATCTAACATATGTACTATAAAAAAGAGTGAATATACACCACATTCTGTATTCCCATATTGATGCTCAACAGGGTGATTCTGATCAAACACAAATTTTATTTGAGGATTCATCTGCATACCCTGTGTTTTTACCATATCAACGAACTTCATTATTTGCTTTGGAATCTTATCTCCTGCACTGTCAAAATAGAAAATCGTTTTTTTCTTGATATTAATGAAAAGTGAAACCCAGTGTGAGCCACCCATAGTATGCGGATCTAAATTGAAAATGACCCCTATCTTCTTTTTGCCTTCCTTTATTTGTTTCGATAAATTAAAATGGCACAATTCTTCCCAGACACATTCACCATATAATTTATGCGTATCATAATCAATCGGAGAAGGTCCAATAAAATCAAAACATTTATATGCTTCTTCGTATTGTTTCATCACATTCATAATATCAATACTAGATAACCATTCATTCGGATTTTTTTTCCATTCACTCGGAGAAATTGGAGCAAAAGAAGATGTCAGTTCTTTATCCAATTGTCCATTTACAAAATTCTGTTTCAACCAACACGACTCCTTATTACATACATTTGTCATATTTATTCGCATTTTTTCCCATATTTCTTTTGGATCGTTCGTGTTTATAGGTACATCAGGATGCCTCGCGTTCCACAAGTCACGTAATTTATATATTGCTTCGTCCGTTAAGCAAGTGTAACCTTTTTTTTTTGTTTTTGGACTACACTGTAATTTTACTAATTTATTATACTTTTCTTTAAATGTTTGAACTATTCTCTTATTATTTTTACTTGTCTTTGTTTTTTTATATTTTCTCATTTTTCTACTTTTCGGCATTGTCATAATTATTAATAATATTATTCTTTTTACGAAGACCTTTATTCTTCAAAATCGGATCTTTTAAATTAATCTCCTTTTTTTTAGGTATGACTGGTTTTATTTTCTCCTTTACGTTCTTAACAATCACAAAATTATCAAGCGTCGGTGCATTTTGTATTTTTATTGAACGCATCATTATTTGATTCGCGTCATCTATATTTTCTATCATCATATTATCTATATCTATTTCATTATTATTATCAATTTCTAAATCAGCATAATCCTCCTGAATAATATCAGTTTTATCTACGTTTTTAAAGTAATTAACACACGATAATACATAATTGTCAAATGCAAATTTAACGTCGTTTGTTAACCTATCAGGACTTTCATTACTCAGCAGTTGCTTTGTTAAATCGTAAATTCGCCTTCTGTAAAATTTTTTGTCCCTTTTAATATCGCGTTTTACCGCTACAGCTGTTTTTTCTAAATATTTTTTGTATTTATTATTATTCAGTAAATAATTCATTGTCGATTCTGTAATAGTTGAACAATTGGATACATCATTCGCCATTTAATAATATGATTTGTTAATATTAAATTATATTATATTAAACCTAGTCTAACATTGATTACCTGTTTTGGGTTTACCTGTCAAATCTCTTATTTGTTGTCTTGTATAGTTGTTGAATAAATCATTTCCAATATTTTCAGTATTTGGATTGAATGGTTCAAAATGCTCATTTCGAAACAGCTGTGTAAATGGTTGCATTTTTTTACTAGCATTTTCCGGGTTGAAACTATACTGATACAAATCACTCGTGCTATTTGGCACATAAACCGACTGGCTACACGCTTGTAATGCATAAATTTGATTCCTTAATTCGGATTCGGTATTAACAGCGGAGGCGTATCCTGACCAAGGCGATTGTGTATTTCCTGGGTTGAATACAGTAGCAGGATTGTAAACCGGCTGTTGTTTTAAAGGAACAGAAATTGGTGCTCTTGGATCTACAATAGGCATTATCGAATATTTTGTCATTACAGGTCTTACGCTCAAATAAGGTTGTAACATCTGCGATGGTATATTTCTGTCATATATTCGCTGATTTGTCGTCTTTTGAATATTAGAATTGCATTCATAGCTTAAATAGTTATTACTTAATAATTGTGGCTCTACAGACATTAATATAAACAAATATTTTATATTTTTTATATTTTTTATATTTTTTATATTATAGAATTAGTTAATCTTTATTCGTAAAACATATAAAGCGTTTACAATAATAATCATATATATGTGTGGTATATTTTGTCTTCTTAATAATAATAATTTTACCACATCTTTTGTAGAAGAGCAGTTTATGAAAGGTCAGGCTCGAGGCCCAGAAAACTCTAAATTGCAAAATATATGTTTAAAGTGCACATATGGGTTTCATCGATTGGCAATAAATGGACTAAATGATGTTTCAAATCAGCCTATTGTTATTAAAGATGTTGCTTTAATTTGCAATGGCGAAATTTACAATTACAAGGAACTTTACCAGTTAATGCGGGATGTTGTACCGAGTACAAATTCCGATTGCGAAGTTATTATTCATTTATATAACAAATACGGAATTGAACAGACTTTGCAGATGCTGGACGGAGTTTTTTCTTTCATTTTAACCGATATTAATATTAACGATCCTTCTTCGAAAATGTACATTGCAAGAGACCCTTATGGTGTAAGACCATTATATCAATTAATACCCAAGGATGGGGTCCAGACTTCGAACCTAAACTTGACTGCGTTTGCATCTGAACTTAAAGTGTTAAATGAATTTTATAGAAATGACCTTTTAGAAAGTCATAAAATAGAGCATTTTAAACCTGGTACTTATTCTCATTTTACACTACCATTTAAAGTGTCACCGGAGTGGCAACCCATTTTTCAAAATAAAAGCTACCATTCGACCGGTTTTACGTCCATAATGTACAATGATACTGATTTTTTGTCTACTATTTTAGATAATATTCGATTCTATTTTATGAATGCTGTTAAAAAGAGGGCTTTAATCACAGACCGTCCTGTCGCGTGTCTTTTATCAGGAGGGTTAGACAGTAGTCTAGTAACAGCCATTGTAAATGAATATCATAAACAGCATAATTCAGAGCCGCTAGAAACATACAGTATCGGGCTGGAGGGTTCTGAAGACCTTAAATATGCGAAAATTGTTGCTGATTATTTGGGCACAAAACATACTTCTATCATTTTGACGGAGGACGATTTTTGCTCTGCTATTCCTGAAGTAATTCGTATTATTGAGAGCTATGATACAACTACTGTTCGGGCTAGCATTGGGAATTACCTGGTTGCAAAATACATTTCAAAAAATAGCAACGCCAAGGTAATTTTTAATGGGGATGGATCAGATGAACTATGTGGAGGGTACCTGTATATGCATTCCGCACCCGATGCGGTCGAGTTTGATCGTGAATCAAGACGCTTATTAAATGATATTTATATGTATGATGTATTGAGATCGGATAAATCCATTTCGAGTAATGGGTTGGAACCAAGAACGCCTTTTTTGGATCGATCCTTTGTACAATTTTATTTAAGTATCCATCCTTCCATAAGATTTCACGCAGGAAATAGACAATGTGAAAAATTCCTATTGAGGTCAGCATTCAGCAAAGAATATTTTTTGAATAGTTGCGATAAGCCTCTGTTACCGGATAGTATCATTTGGAGAACGAAAGAGGCGTTTAGTGATGGTGTAAGCAAGACTACGAGGTCTTTGTACACTATTATTCAAGAATTTGTTGGAAATCAATGTATAATTGATAGTAAAAATATGGCAAATTCATTTACACACAATACTCCGGATACTGAAGAAAAGAAATATTATAGAAAGATTTTTGAGGATAATTATCCAAATATGGCTCATTTGGTTCCGTATTTTTGGATGCCAAAGTATGTGGATGCGAAGGATGCGAGTGCAAGGACTCTAAACATTTATGATCAAGTCCAGCGTGAAAATATTGAAGATTAATAGTAATAATCTTTGGAGAATATATGGATAAGGTTACCGAGTTTCAAACAAATTTATTTGATATATTCATTATTGTTAGTTATTTAGGGTATTTTTTAGCCTTAATTGGACTTTCCAGAAATGCTCCTGAATATATGAAAGAATTGGATTATTACGTAAAAATTTATATAAGTCTTTTCTTGATTTGGCGTTTTAATATGTTTAGAAAAATACATTTTAATGAGTTCGACAAAAAAATTGTATTTAGTGCAGGAGTGTTCCTTTTTACTACTACCGCGGTGAGTAAATTATTAATGGACTATTTGTCGAGTATAAAAATAAGATTCCTATAATAAAAACAAATTAAAATTCGATCACACATTTATAAAAAACTTATTATTATATAAGTATGGTTTACTCATTATCTAATTCGGACTACAAAAAATTACTCCAATATTATAATAAACCGATTCCGAAAAGCAGTCGCTTATTGAAAAATAACGCGGAAAAAATTGTTTCTGGAAAATTGTGTTCGTGTATAAAAAAAATACGACCTCCCGAAGCGAAAGCCATTGGCATTTGTACTAAAACGGTAATTAATAGAAAGGGGTTAAGACGCGGCAAATTTACTTGCAGAAAGGGAAGGAAAATAAAATTATCGAAAATGAGCAGGCGGCCTATTTCAATTGGTACAAAGAAAACCCGGAAATTGCGTTGATCACTTTGCCGAAGGCCCGTTTCACTTTGCCGAAGGCCCGTTTCACTTTGCCGAAGGCCCGTTTCACTTTGCCGAAGGCCCGTTTCACTTTGCCGAAGGCCCGTTTCACTTTGCCGAAGGCCC